GCGTATGCGGAGGAGAAAAACAGGCTTGCGGCAATGGTTTTCAAACCGCCTTTGGAACTTACCGAAGATGAAATTGCGGAGGTAATAGACCAAGCGGAAAACCTTGCGAAGTGGTCGAAACTCGTAAAGGACTATGCTTTGGAACAGGCACTTAATAACGGCGTTAAGTATCCGGGATTTAAAGTGGTTGAGGGAAGAAGTAACCGCAAATATGCGGAGGACGACAGCAAAATCGCCGATGTATTAATTAAAGCCGGCTATGATGAAAAGAGTATTTACAAAAAGGAAATACTCAACATCACGAAAATAGAGGCACTTTTAGGCAGAGCAAGATTTAACGAACTGCTCGGAGAATATGTAATAAAACCGCAGGGAAAGCCGACGCTTGTGCGTTCGGAGGACAAACGTCCCGAATGGAACTCGGCAGAGAAAGCGGCAGAAGATTTTAAAGATATAAAGTAAAGGAGAACAAAAACAATGGAAAAAAGAAAGACACAGGTAATCACAGGAGAAGTAAGATTCAGTTATGCACACGTTTGGGAGCCGTCATCAATCAACGGTGGTGACGAAAAGTATTCGGTAAGTATCATCATTCCGAAAAGCGACACAAAGACAATCAAGGCAATAAACAACGCAATCGAGGCGGCAAAGCAAGAGGGCATTGCGAAGTTCGGCGGTAAAATTCCCGCAAATTTAAAGTTGCCGTTGCGTGACGGTGATACTGACAGAGAGGACGACGAAAACTATGCAAACAGCTATTTTGTCAACGCAAACTGCAAAACCGCACCGGGTATTGTGGACAAGTCACGTCAGCCGATAATCGACAAGACGGAATTTTACAGCGGTTGTTACGGTCATGCGTCAATTTCGTTTTACGCCTTTAACTCCAACGGCAATAAAGGTATTGCGTGCGGTCTTAATAATTTGATGAAAACAAGGGACGGAGAGCCTTTAGGCGGACGAAACACTGCGGAGGATGACTTTGCGGGACTGTATGACGATGACGACGATTTTCTTAATTAAAAGGTGACAAAATGAAATCACTCAGTATCGACATTGAAACATACGGAAGTGTTGATTTAATTAAATCGGGGGTATATGCTTATGCGAATGCCCCCGATTTTAAAATCCTGTTATTTGCGTATGCGTTTGATGATGAAGAAGTAAAAATAATTGACCTTGCACAAGGTGAGGCGTTGCCGAAAGAAGTAATGGACGCATTGACGGACGAGGATATGTTGAAAACGGCGTATAATGCAAACTTTGAAAGAACGTGTATCGGTAAGTATTTTAATATTAATTTGCCCGTAAATCAGTGGCGGTGCAGTGCGGTACAAGCGTCTGAACTCGGACTTCCGCTTTCACTTTCGGCAGTAGCGGTTGCACTCGGTTTGGAGGAGCAAAAGGACAAACGCGGAAAAGCATTGATTGATTACTTCTCAAAACCGTGTAAGCCTACAAAGACGAACGGCGGACGTACAAGGAATTTACCAACGCACGCACCCGACAAGTGGGAGGTATTCAAAGAATACTGCATACAGGACGTTGAAGTGGAACGTGCGATAAAAAAGAAACTCGCCCAATTTCCGATATGCGACAGTGAACAAAAACTGTGGACGTATGACCAACGAATTAACGACAGAGGTGTAAGAGTTGACCGAAACTTTGTTGAAAATGCAATCAAATTCAATACGGAATACAGCGACAGGTGCTATGATGAGGCACAAAAAATAACGGGACTTGAAAATCCGAAATCAGTTGTGCAACTAAAGGCGTGGCTTGAAGAAGAAACAGGGCAGAAAATCGACAGCTTAAACAAGGAAAAATTAAAGGAACTTATAGCCGATGAAAGCATATCGTTAAAGGCGAAAAGAGTGCTATATCTGCGTTCAATGATGGCGAAAACGTCCGTAACAAAGTACGAGGCAATGGAGCGGAGCGTCTGCGATGACGGACGAATAAGAGGACTTTTGCAGTTTTACGGCGCAAACCGTACAGGACGTTGGGCGGGGAGAATTGTACAGGTGCAGAACTTACCTCAAAATCATTTGAAAGATATTGATTACGCAAGAGAATGTGTGGAAAACGGCGATTTTGAACTGTTTGAAATGCTCTATGAGAACGTTCCGCAAACGCTGTCGGAGCTTATACGAACAGCACTTGTACCGAGTGAGGACAGGCGATTTATAGTAGCGGACTTTTCGGCGATTGAGGCAAGAGTTATTGCATATCTTGCAGGCGAGCAGTGGCGACTTGAAGTATTTAAAACTCACGGAAAAATATACGAGGCATCGGCAAGTCAGATGTTCCATGTTCCGATTGAAAGTATTCACAAAGGCGATCCGCTACGTCAAAAAGGCAAGATTGCCGAACTTGCACTCGGTTACGGCGGAAGTGTCGGAGCTATGGTGAGTATGGGTGCTTTGAAAATGGGTATTGACGAAGAAGAACTTCAAGGTATCGTGGATAAGTGGCGGAGTTCAAATCCCGCCATAACGGCATTTTGGCGAACGGTCGAGAATGCGGCGATTAAGGCGGTTGAGGGTTATCCGAGCAAGATTAGACACGATATTTCTTTTTACAAACAGTCGAATATTCTTTTTATCGGTCTGCCGTCGGGAAGAAAAATCGCTTACGTTAAACCGAAAATCGAAGTAAACAGATTTGGAAAAAAAGCCGTTACATATATGGGTATGAATCAGACAACAAAAACTTGGAGCAGACTTGAAACATGGGGCGGTAAGCTTGTTGAAAACATAGTACAGGCGTTTGCGAGGGATTGCTTGGCTGAAAGCATAATTCGGCTTGAGGACAGAGGTTTTAAGATTAATTTCCACGTTCACGATGAGGTTATAGTTGACGTTCCGAAAGGCGTGTCGAGTGCAGAGGAGTTGGCGGCAATAATGTGTGAGCCGATTGAATGGGCGAAAGGACTTCCGCTTAATGCGGACGGATACGAATGTAATTTTTATATGAAAGATTAGGGGGTGTTATAAATTGGATTTAGTAATTGCTACGGGACAAAACAGAAAATCAAAACTATGGAAAAATACAAAAATGTCGTGGGGAGATTTTGTCGAAAGGCTGAAAACGACAACAAGGACGAGCGAAACGCAAGGTGAATTTGCAAATATGCCGAAGTCACAACAGGATGATATAAAGGACGTCGGCGGTTTTGTGGGCGGTAAGGTGAAAAACGGCAAGCGACAGTCGGGAAGTATCGAAAACAGAATTTTGCTTACGCTTGACGCAGACTTTGCCGACAGTGATTTTTGCGATAATATTTCAATGTTTTACGATTTTACATACTGCATTTACTCAACGCACAAGCACACAGCCGAAAAGCCGAGATTTCGTTTGGTGATACTTCTGTCAAGACCTTGTACGCCCGATGAATACGAAGCTGTTGCGAGAATGGTGGCGTATGATATTGGTATAGATATGTTTGACGACACAACGTATCAGCCGCACCGTTTAATGTATTGGCCGAGTACGAGCATTGATGGCGAGTATGTGTTTGAACACGAGGAAAATAAACCGCTTGACGTTGACAAGGTGCTTGCAAAATATGAAGATTGGCACGACGTATCGAGTTGGTACGTTTCGTCAAGAACAACAAAGGCGTTGGACAGACAGGTAAAAAAACAAGAGGACCCAACGCTTAAAAAAGGCGTTATCGGTGCGTTTTGCAGAACGTACGATATACATTCGTGCATAGAAAAATACCTTTCGGACGTGTACGAAAAGTGTGCCGTAGGCGACAGATACACATACAAGGACGGATCAAGTTCAAGCGGACTTGTAGTGTATGAGAACGGCAAATTTGCGTATTCAAACCACGCAACAGACCCTGCAAGCGGTAAGCTGTGCAACAGTTTTGACCTTGTTCGTATTCATAAATTCGGCGATACGGATTCAGACGCAAAGGACGGTACACCTGTATCGAAACTGCCGTCATATTCGGCAATGTGCAAGCTTATAGACGGTGACAGTGATGTTTCAATGCTTATGTTTAAGGAACGTCAAAAGAAAGCGGCAGAAGATTTCGGCGGTATCGAAAACGAAGAAACGGACGATATGCAGTGGGCGTTAAAGTTGGAGAAAAACGAAAATACAGGCGCTTACGAAAAAACTCTTAATAATATTATTCTTATAATTGAGAATGATTCGCATTTAAAAGGTAAAATCAAAATGAACGATTTTACGGGATATGCGGAGATTGACGGCATTATGCCTTGGGATAAGGACGCACCTGAAAAACGTGTTTGGCAGGATTCCGATACGGACGGATTGCAGTGGTATCTTGAATATGTGTACGGCATTAAAATGGGTAATGATAAGGTTTTCCGTGCGTTGTCGGTGTTTTACAGACGTGTTGCGTATGATCCGATTGTTGAATATTTGGACGGTCTTGCGTGGGATAATACGGAACGACTTGACACATTGTTTGTCGATTATCTCGGTGCGGCGGATAACGAATATACAAGAGAAGTGACGCGTAAAATGTTCGTCGGAGCGGTCGCAAGAGCGTATGAGCCGGGAAGTAAATTCGATAATATGCTTATTCTGTCGGGCAGACAGGGCATAGGCAAGAGTACGATACTTCGCAAAGTCGGCTTTGACAGGTGGTTTACGGACGGCATAAAGACGTTCGAGGGTAAGGAATTGTGCGAGGTTATACAGGGTAAATGGATTGTAGAGATAAGCGAACTTGAGGCACTTAATAAGTCGGAAGTCGGCAGTGTTAAGCAGATACTGTCGCAGACGTCGGACAGATACCGCGCGGCATACGGCAGAATTGTACAGGAACACCCGCGAAGATGTGTATTTTTCGGTACGAGCAATAACAGCGATTATCTTCGTGACCGTACCGGTAACAGAAGATTTTGGCCTGTTGATACGGAGATTGTGCCGATAAAAAAGAGCGTGTTTACCGATTTGACCGATGAGGAAATTAATCAGATTTGGGCGGAGGCAAAAGTGCGTTATACGCAGAATGAACCGCTTTATTTGTCAAAGGAAACGGAACAGCTTGCGAAACAAGTGCAGTCAGATCATAGGGAAGTGTCGGTTAAAGAGGGACTTATCCGTGACTTCCTTGATAAACGTGTTCCGTCGGATTGGAATAGTTGGGACTTATCAAAGCGTCGTGATTATTGGTCGGAGATTGTGAGTGTGCCGGAAGAAGAACTTGTCGAACGTGACAGAGTGTGTGCGCTTGAAATATGGTGCGAACTCTTTAACGGCGATTTTAGGCAAATTCAACGTAGGGATTCGATAGAAATTAACAGTATCATTTCATCGTTTGACGATTGGGAAAAATACGATAAGGCAATGCGTTTTAATAAGGATTACGGAGTGCAAAAAGGCTTTAAAAAAGAGCATAACTTTCATAGGTAACTTAGACCCAAATGAGTAACATTCGGGGTAACTTTTATAACTTTGTATAACTTTTGAAAGTTATCCCGAAAAATCAGTAAAATCAATAGCTTAGGGCATATATAACTTTAGTAACTTTAATTCTATATATTATATACATATATACAGTACAAAGAGAAACACGCACGCATAACGCACATATACGCGTATAAGTATAGGCAAAACGGTTTTAAAGTTATCGCAGAAAGAACAGGTGGAAAAATGATAGAAAAGGACATTGAAAAATATTTAGTAAGACAGGTTAAGCAAATGGGAGGTTTGGCACTGAAATTCGTGTCGCCGAGTATGGCAGGCGTACCGGATAGGATTGTTATGATTCCGAAAGGTACGATATACTTCGCAGAACTTAAACGCCCGAACGGAAAGCCGAGAAAATTACAAACCGCCGTACACCGACTTTTTGAAAAACTCGGGTTTCACGTTTATGTGATTGATACAAAGGATAAAGTTGATAAATTGTTAAGGGGTGAGAATTTTGAATTTTAAACCGCATAGGTATCAGCAGATTGCGTTGGATAAAATTATTTCTACACCGCGTGTCGGATTGTTCCTTGATATGGGACTTGGTAAAACGGTTGTAACGCTTACGGCGATTGACGAATTGATTTATAACTGTTACGAAATCGAAAAAGTGCTTGTCATAGCACCGCTGAGGGTTGCAGAAGATACTTGGAGCAGAGAGTGCGAGAAGTGGGACCATTTAAGGCATTTGAGAATATCGAAAATTCTCGGCACTCCGAGCCAAAGACGTAACGCACTTTTAAAGGACGCAGATATTTATATTATAAATCGTGAAAATGTTGCGTGGCTCACAAACGAATTATCGAGCATAGGCAATGCGTGGGACTTTGATATGGTGGTTATTGATGAGCTGTCGAGCTTTAAGAGTTCAAAGTCGCAGAGATTTAAGGCACTGAAAAAATACATAACACTGTCTAAAAGAGTAGTCGGACTTACAGGCACACCTGCACCGAACGGACTTATTGATTTATGGAGTCAGATATATTTGCTTGACAGCGGCGAAAGGCTCGGCAGAACGGTAAGCGGTTACAGAGAAAGATATTTTCTTCCCGATAAACGTAATCAGACCACGATTTTCAGTTACAAGCCGAAAGAGGAGTCCGAAAAGGCGATATATGATAAAATTTCGGATATATGCGTCAGTATGTCGGCAGAGGATTGGCTTGAAATGCCTGAAAGGATTGATACCGTTCAGCATATAAAGCTGTCAGATAAGGAGCTGAAACTGTACGAAGAATTTGAAAAGGAACAGTATTTGGAGTTTATAAACGGTCAAGTTACCGCCGCCACTGCCGCCGCACTTACAAATAAACTTTTGCAGTTTTCAAACGGTGCAATGTATTTGGACGACGGAAGTTATAAGGTGACGAGCGATAAAAAACTTGAGACGTTGGCGGAAATAGTCGATACCTCACAAGGTCAGCCGATTTTGTGCTTTTACAGCTATCGCCACGACTGCGAGAGAATACTTAGAAAGTTCAAGGGTGCAAAAAAGCTTGAAAGTGCAGATGATATAAAGGATTGGAATGACGGAAAAATTCCGCTTTTACTGGCTCACCCCGCAGGTGCGGGACATGGACTCAATCTTCAAACAGGCGGTAATATAATAGTTTGGTTCGGTCTGACGTGGAGCTTGGAACTGTATCAGCAGGCAAATGCAAGATTGTATAGACAGGGACAGAAAAACTCTGTTATAATCCATCACCTTGTGACCGACGGAACAGTCGATAAACGTGTTCTCGACAGTTTGCAGGGTAAACGCGAGGTACAAGACGAATTGCTTGAAAGTTTGAAAGAAAAATACGGTGTATAAGGGGGAATTGATTTGACGATTAAAGAATGTAAAGAATGGCTTTCGAGAGCGAGAAAGACGGACGAGGAGATTAACGCATTGATTTTGGAGCAGGAGCGAGCATTGACAAACGCAACAAGCACTGTGGCTCAGTCGGGCAGTGAAAAGGTGCAGACGTCAAACGTGAATACTTCGGAGAATAAGTTCATAAGCTATGCCGCTTATTCCGAATTGATAGATAAACGCATTGACAGACTGTACGAAATTAAAAAAGAGATTTTGGAAAACGTGAATAAACTCGACGACGCAACACTTCGAACTATATTAATTTTGCGTTATCTGAATTTTCAAACGTGGGAAATGATTGCTTGCAAAATGAATTACAGCTATATGCAAATATGCCGTTTGCACGGTAAGGCATTGAATTTGATTAAAGATGTTATAGAATGTTATATTGCATCTGTGATATAGTGTATCGTGGAATTAGTAACATAAGCGGTGTATCATCGTGAGATGATGGGTGAATATCTCGTGTGATTTGTGGGAGTGGAGATATTAAAAAAATTATTCTTCTAAAAAAGGAATTTTGTGTGATATTGTCGAATTATATACACAAATACAATTTTTACGGAGGATAAAATTATGGCAAATAAAATAATAAGTAGTGAGTATACTAATAAGAAAATGTATTATGCTAATTTCAATATTACATTTGGAAATGATTCGGAGCCTATGTTAGAACATTTTTTTGATATAATATATCCTGCAATGACAAGCGGATATATTAGAGAATCTCCAAACAAAACAGGTATGAATTTTGTATTGACAGATGTAAAAGTTAAGGAAATTGACGATGACATAGTTTTAGTAGGCAACTATGTCAAAAATATGGGATACAGTGTAAATACTACTATGGAAAATGGAGAATTAGAAGAAAAAGATATGTATGTTCCATCGTCTCCATATTCAAGATTTATAATTTTTTTACAGAATCACAGAATGGTGCTAATAAAAAATGACAGTGTAAGTCCTGATGTAAGAAGTTTTCAAGCACATTTTAGAAAGATGATTAATAACTATATACATATAAGTAATCTTGAAAGAAAAAAAGAAGATAACTTACCCGCGGCAAATATTAATATTGTTGATATGCCTTTTGATGAAGAGATAAGGAATACATTAAAACATGCAAAAAAAATCGAATGGATCAACTTTAAATTCTTCCCTTTAAATGCAGACATATCACCACTTCAATTTGCGAATGATGTGGACCAAAAAATAAAAGAATTAGAGGCTAATTCTGCTAATTTGAAAATTAATAGTCCTAGGTCTATTGAAACAATAATTAAAAATGTGCAAGATACATCTGGTTTGGCTGTTACAAGTTTAAGATTAAAAAATTCTGATGGAAGTGTGGTCCGTATAAAAGAAGGGCAATTTAAATCAGATACAGATATTATTTTTGATGGAAATATAAATTCAAAAGATGATAAATATTTGATTAGTCAGGCGAAAAAAAATGAAAAAATAACTAAAACAAGTTCTGAAAATTTAACTTTGTTTGAAAAAGCTGTAGATAGATTAAGGAAGATTATAAAGGTGTGATTATATGAAGAATGAGTATAAGCAAGCCGCAATAGATATGATTAAGATACCACCATCTAATAAAATAATAAAAATGGCATTAAAAATGATTAAATTAAAGAAAGATGATGTAATATTAGGAATTATAGCATTGCTTTTGGGGGCGTATATTTCATGGAAAACTAGTTTTTCATTTGAAACAGTAGTAGTTACAAATTCAATAATAAGTGAGTTTCTAAATGTGCAACTTGCGTTGTTTGGAATTATATTCACCATATATTCTATTATATTAGCTTTTTTTAATGACAATATGCTAAAAATATTATCTAGAATAAAGATGGATAATGGAGAAAAGTCAAAATTAAAAGAATATTTATCATATTATGAAAAAGTATTGTTTTTATATTTTGTGAATATTGCAATAACATTTATAATAAAAATATTTATATCAGTTATAAATAATGAATTTATTATCATTAATAAAACTTTTAGTGATATATTGGCTTTTGTTATATTGTTTATATATTATAGCTTGTCATTTAGAGTATTTTTAGAAATAAAAAGTACAATTTATAATACTATTTCGTTATTTAGGGTAAATATATCATATAAATTTATTGATTTTTTAAGTGAAGATAACGATGAATAATTTAAAACACACCTAATCGGGTGTGTTTTTCTTATGAGATAAAACAGGAGGTGATAAGAGTGACGGAGAAACAGAAACGGTTTTGTGAGGAATATTTGATTGATTTGAATGCAACGCAAGCGGCGTTAAGAGCAGGATATTCGGAAAAGACGGCGTATTCGATTGGGAATGAGAACTTGAAGAAACCTGAAATTCAAGAATACATACAAAAACGGCTGAAAGAGAAAGAGGACGCTCTTATCGCCAAACAAGATGAGGTATTGAAAACGCTTACGGCTGTTATGCGACGTGAGAAACCCGAAACGGTTGTAGTGACGTGTAAAGCACGAAAATCATACTACGATAATAACGGCAAGAAAGTAATTGATGAGGCGGAGCAACCGATATGTGTTGAAATACCGACAAAGGTGTCGGACGTAAACAAAGCGGCGGAAATGTTGGGTAAATACTACGCATTGTTTACAGACAAATTAAACGTTGACGGTGATATGGACTACAGCATTAAAATCGATTACGGAGATGATGACGATGAACAAAATAACAGTACCGTTCAATCCGATATTCAAACCTGTACATCAATGTAAAAAGCGTTATGTTGTAATGAAAGGCAGTGCCGGAAGTGGCAAGAGTGTTGATACTGCACAACTGTACATACTTCGTTTAATGCGTGACAAAGGACGTAATCTTGTATGTGTGAGAAAGTCCGACATAACAAACCGCGACAGCACTTTTGCGGAGCTTGAAAGTGCCATAAACCGTATGGGCGTAGGCAGAGCGTGGCGAGTTACGCAAAGTCCGTTGTCGTTCACCTGTATAAACGGCAACAAGATTATATTTCGCGGTGTCAACGATAACAAGCAACGTGAAAAACTGAAATCAATCACATTTGCAAACGGAAAATTAACGGACGTATGGATTGAAGAGGCTACGGAACTTGTACAACAGGATTTTGAAATTATAGATGACCGTTTGAGAGGTGAACTCCCCGACGGTCTTTTTTATCAGATAAAATTGACATTTAACCCTGTATCGTCAAGTCACTGGATAAAGAAAGTGTTTTTCGACATACAGGACGATAACGTCTTAACGCACCAAAGCACATATTTAACAAACCGATTTTGTGACGAGGCATACAGGCAACGTATGCTACGTCGTAAAGAAGTTGACCCTGAGGGATACAGAATTTACGGACTGGGTGAATGGGGCGAAACAGGCGGATTGATATTCTCAAATTATCGCATTGAAGAATTTGATACAGATATGAGCCGTTTTGACGCTATGGCAATAGGACAGGACTTCGGATTTAATCACGCAAATGCTATATTGACGTTAGGTTATAAGGACGGCGATATTTACGTTTGTAATGAACTGTATGTACACGAAATGGATACGACCGAAATTATCACTAAAGCTGACGGGAAGTTCAGCAAAAGTCTTGCAATGTGGTGCGACAGTGCAGAGCCGGACCGTATAAAAATGTGGCGAAAGGCAGGCTATCGCGCAAGGGCAGTTGTTAAAAATCCGAACAGCATACAATCGCAGATTGACTGGTTAAAAGGCAGAAAGATACACATTCACCCGTCTTGCGTGAATGTAATCAAAGAGATACAGCAATGGCGTTGGCGAGTTGATGAAAAGTCGGACGAGTATACTGACGAACCCGTCAATGTATTTGATGATGCAATGGCGGCACTGAGATACGGCGTTGAGAGTTGGCGCAAGGATAAGAAAGCTAAAATCTATTCAAGAGAGGAGTACGGAATATGATAATTGATGAAGATATAGTCGCAGGCGGTGTGACACCGTTCATCATAACAAAATTGATTGAACGGCACGAGCGAGAGCGACAGAGATACCGATTATTGCACGATTACTATATGGGCGATCACCGCATTTTAAGCCGCAGAAAAAGAGGCAAAAACGTGGCAAACAACCGCATAATGTGTAATCACGCAAAGTACATAACCGATATGACACAGAGTTATCTTGTCGGCAATCCTGTAACGTATGCGGTGTCGGACGAATACGATATTGAGGCAATCAAAAACGAATATTTGGAACAGGATATGCCGAGTGTGGACAGTGAAATCGTAAAGAATATGAGCATTTACGGCAAAGCATATGAACTGATTTATGCAGATGAAAAAAGCAAGCCGAGAAGTGTCCGATTGGACCCGGAGCATACATTTGTATGTTACTCGCAGTCGGCATTTGAAAAGCCGTTGTTTGCGGTGTATTACTACAAGAAATACGACCTTGACGGCTACTGCACAGGCAGTATTTGTCGTGTGTATGATGAGTCGTTTATATATACATACACAGGTCTTGACAGCTATACGGCATTGTCATTGCAAAATGTTGAACCGCATTACTTTTTTGATGTACCTATTATCGAATACAGAAATAATACGGAAATGCAGGGCGATTTTGAACAGCTTATAACACAGATTGACGCATACAATGTGTTGATGTCAGATAGAATTAATGACAAAGAGCAATTTGTTAATTCGCTGTTGTTTTTGTGTAACTGCGACCTTGACACCGAACAGGCAAAAAAATTATTGGTAGAACGTATCTTAATGGGTGACGGTGACGCAAAGGCGGAGTATCTGTCAAAGGTGCTGAACGAGGCTGATACAAAGGTGTTGCGTGACGACATCAAGGACGATATACACCGTTTGTCACACGTTCCCGACCTGTCGGACGAAAGTTTCGGCAACAACTTGTCGGGTGTGGCGATAAAGTACAAGCTGTTGGGATTTGAACAGCACGTCAAGAACAAAGAACGTAATTTCGCTAAGACGTTGAGAAAACGTTTAGAGATTTACAACAATTTCTTAGTGACATTAAACGCAATGAAAGAAGTGCCGTCGCACAGAGTTGATATTGGATTTACATATAACTTGCCTGCAAACGAACTTGAAATAGCGCAGATGATTAATTACCTCAAAGGTCTTGCGTCTGACGAAACATTATTAGAGCGTCTGCCGTTTATAACAGACGCAAAGGAAGAAGTTGAAATCGCACGCAGAGAACAGGCTGAAAAGTCCGCCGAAGATATGCGTATCGCTGAAAGTTCGGCAAGGAAAGTAAACTACAATGAAGAGTAAGGCATATTGGGTAAAACGTGCCGTTGAAGTTGAAACATATTTACAATCGCAAGCGGACAGCGTTAAGGACGGTGTAATTAAGGCATATGAGCGAGCAATCAAGAATGTAAACAATGATATTGAGAAAACGTTTAAAGCCTATATTTCGACTGATATACCCGAAAAAGAGGCACGCCGATTAATGAGCATAGCCGACAGCGACAAGCAGTATGAAGAACTTCTTGAACTGTACGACGAAACAGACGACAAGACAGTCAAAAAGGAAATTCTAAACCGCATAAATGCACAGGCATACGGTGCGAGAATTAGCCGATTAGAGGGGCTGAAACGTAATGTATATATTTACTTTAGGCACGTTGCAAACGAGGCTATAAAGGAGCAAAAGAAACTGTATGACAGTGCAGTAAAGACGGCATATTACACGAATATATTTGATACTGCACAAGGTTTAAACTGCGGTATTGATTTTTCACTCGTTCCGCAAAGAGCGGTTAATATGGTGTTAAGAGAGCCGTGGCACGGTCACAACTACAGCGAGAGAGTGTGGATACATAACGACAGATTTATACAGGCAGTCGGACAGACGATTGAGGACGGTATAATCAGCGGTCACAGCGTAAGCCGTATGACTGACAAGCTGATTGATTACGTCAAAGATACTGCACCAGGCGGAATACGAACATCAGCCGAAACACTTGTGCGAAGTGAAACGGCACATTTTATGAACCAAGGGCAGAGAATGGCATATGAGGAAATCGGCATAAAGAAATATCAATTTGTGGCGGCATTGTCTGAATTGACGTGTGACAGGTGCGGAAGTCTTGACGGTAGCGTGTTTGATACGGATAAAGCCGTTGAGGGCGAAAACTTCCCACCGATACACCCACGTTGTCGGTGCGTTACGATTATGGCAGACGTGAATTTGACAAGTCGTATTGCACGCGATCCGCTCACTGGCGAAAATTATAAGGTTGACGGTGGTATGACGTTTGACGAATGGAAAAACAGTTTGTCGGACGAACAGAAAAATGCGTTAAAATATGTTGCAAATAGTGAAAAACGTGGTATAATAAAAGCGGGAGCGATAAGTGGTGCTTTAAATCCGTACAGTAAAAGGGCAGAAGAACACGCTGTTAGGTATTATGAATCTGTAAGGCATATGACAACTGATGTTGCAAGAATAGCATCTAATACAGGATACTCTACAAATGAAATACAAAGAATAAAAAACTTTATATTTATGGAGAAACATGATTTAGGTAGAGGAAAATTAGAATATTTTGACGCAAGTTATGAAATGGCTCAATCATGGCAAAGATTAATAGATGGTAAAAACATTCAACAACATGATTTGATATTACTTAAACATGAAATTATGGAAAACAAACTTGTAGATTTAGGGATACCTCAAAGTGAGGCACATATAATGACATCTAAAGAATATAATTATTCGAGGGAGGCAAGAAAATATTATGATACGATTGAAAAACATAAAAAAAGATAATGAAACTATTTCTTGTGTAGCTTATCCTGAGGATTGTACAATAGGTATAAATATGTTCGTAAATATGACTAGTGAAGAATTAACACATGATGTGTTGCCAACAGAATATGCTTACTGTAAGACTCATATGCACATGGCAAAGCGTAAGTTAATAAATATGGCAGAAAGGAATGAGCTGACATCTGAATGCTTAGTAATGTGGTATTGATAAAAAGCGGAACAGATGAGGAAAACGAAAGAGCCAATCAGAGAATGATTGACTGCTTGACAGAAGAAAAGAAAAAATCAATGTCAGATAAATACGCATATCTTGATGGAGATTAAAAGCACGTTTGCGGACGTGCTTTTTTGCTACTTGTATTTTAGGAAAATAGGGCATTCATTAGGATTAAGACACTTATTGTGTACTAAACACTTAAACCCTAATGCTTTATGACCAACTATGTGTGAATTGGGAAATTCGACAAAATTAATACATATTTGTTCATCTTTATTGGTTTGAGGACAGACACCTTTAAAACATTTAGAATAACATTTGTCCATTATAATCACCTCCTCGAGAATGATTATAACATAATATGGATTAAATTACAATAAACAAAAGCACCTCATTTGAAGTGCTTTTTTGATATTCAAATTTATTGAAAGGCGGTGATAGTGTGAGCATAGGCACAACATACACATAGAAGAAAGGAATGGTGATCCGATTATCTCCCTGTTAGACGTGGGGTTATACGTCTTATTTTTATACAATTTTTTAAGAAAGGAATGATTTGAATGGCAGAGCCAACACCAAATCCAACAAAAACAACGGAGCCAACACCTCCAACACCTCCGACACCTCCGGAGCCTCCCGCACCGAATAACGACGACAATCAAAAGGCGATTGATGAAGCGATAGCTAAGGTAAAAGCGGAGTGGGAAAAGGAACTTGAGCAAAAGCTAAAGGACGCTGAAAACGAGGGCATGAGAAAAGCCAAGTTGACAAACGAGCAAAGAAAAAAAGAGGACGACGACAAGGAACGAGCAGAATTTGAAAAGGCAAAGGCAGAGTTTGAACGTGAAAAAATCGTTGCATATGCCGAAACAGAACTTGCCAAAGTCGGATTGTCTGCCGAGATTGCAAAGTACATTGTAGCAGAGGACAAGGATAGCACAAAGGCGGTTATTGACAAGATAAAAGAAAGCTATGACAAAGATGTACAAGCAGGTGTTACCGAGCGTTTAAAGGGCAAAACACCGGATTTAAACGGTGGCAGTGGCGGTCACAACACAGGCAGTTTTATGGACATAATCAGAGAAAATCAAAGATAGGAGTGAAATAAATGGGTTATTTAAAAAATGAATTGACAGGTTTTGTGCCTGTCGAGCAAGCAACAGAAATCATCAAAATGGTGACAAGGGGTTCAAGTGTTTTAAGAATGGCGAAAGTCGAGGAAATGAAACACGAGAAGAAAAAGTTTAACGTACTTACAGACGGTCCGGGTGCTTACTGGGTCGGTGAGGGTGAAAGAATTAAGACAAGCGGTGCTACTTGGATTCACCCTGAAATCGAGGCTAAGAAGTTAGCCGTTATTATTCCGGTAACAAAGGAAAAGTTGGAAGATCCGACTATCAGCGTATTTGAAGAACTAAAGCCGGAAATTGCAGAGGCATTCTACAGAGCGATTGACGCGGCGTGCATTTTCGGTACAAATTCGCCGTTCAAGACAAACATTATGAACGCTATAGACAGCAAGCATATGGTTGTTACAGACAACACAAATATTGATATTGCTATATCTGACGCAATGTCAATGATTGAAGAAAACGGCTATGACCCGTCGGGATTTATCGGTCGTATCGGTGTTAAGAATATGCTAAGAAAGCTACGTGACGCAAACGGCGCACCTGCATATGTCAACGGTACAACAGGCGGTGAGCTGTACGGTCAGCCTATCGAATTTGTACGTAACGGTGCGTGGGACAATAAACGTGCCGATATTATCACAGGTAACTTCAAGTATGCCGTTGTCGGTATGCGTGCAGGTATCAACTATGAAATTCTTACAGAAGCAACACTACAAGGCACTCTTGACAGTGACGGTAAACCGCTATCACTTGCCGAGCAAGATATGGTTGCAATCAAGGCTACTATGCGTTTAGGTTTCCTTGTTGTTAAGGACGACGCATTTGCCGCATTTAAGAACGGTGTTCCGACACTCGGCGAATTGACAGTTGAATCGGTTGCCGGCACAACAGGCAACACTGTTATTACGGTATCGCCAAAGCCTATCGGCGGTCACAAGTTGGTTTACAAGACTGCCGCAAGCACCGCTCCAAGCGTTGCATATGACGACGATTTGTCGAAGTGGACAGAGTTTAACAACGGTGACGAAATCACTGCGACAAACGGTCACAAGATTACAGTTGCGGAAGTTACCGCAGACGGCAAGGCGAGAAAGTCGGGCAGTGCCGACGTTGTAAGCGGTGAATAATATGGAACAGTTGGGGACACTAAAAATGTTGTTGGGAATTAAGGACGACGAGCAAGATAGCTTGTTGTCCTTTTTGATTGAGGACACGGTTAATATGATTATGGCGTATTGTCATATTGATGTACTGCCTCGTCAGCTTGAAAGCCTTGTTCCGAAGATTGCGGCGGATATGTACAGGGCGAAAGGTTACGGGGACAGTAAAAGTCCCGAAGTAGTCAAGAGCATAAGTGAGGGCGAACGTTCCGTGACATATACCGAAACCGACAACGATAAGATTTTCAGCAACTATTATAAACGCCTTGACCCGTTCCGTAAACGAAAGGGGCGTGTTCCGAGTGACATCAGTATTCAGTGATTTTTACGATAAAACTGTTATAATCGCAGAATATGAAATTGACGACTATACAGGTAAAACCGAAAAGACTGTATTGTCCGAAATTAAAGCCGATGTACAACCGTACAGCGGTGGCAGAGCAAGAGAGCAATACGGTTTAGATATAGAATGTCAAATGCGTATGTTCTGCGATATGTCAGACGACGTAAAGGTCGGTAACAGGGTTGAATATGACGGCGACATATATGATATAACATATGTGCAGAAATGGGACAGCGGTTTGGTAGCAATGCTCGAAAGGAGTAGGCTGAAATGAATTTTTCAATCGAAGGGATAGACAACGTTGTTGACAAGCTGACACAGTATGCGTCGGGCGATAAAATACAGCGAGGTTTGGCAATGGCGGGTGAAGTCGTAAGAGCGCACGCAGTGGCAAACTGTCCTGTTGCAACAGGGCGATTAAAAGGCAGTATCGTAAGCCAAGTGGACGGTGACAGCGTTGCAATCGGTCCGACTGCCGATTACGGCATTTATGTCGAATTTGGCACAGGCTCAAAGGGCGACAAATCTGTTTCGCATACGTCAAAAAGACACTGGACGTATTACAGTGGCGGTCGATTTTACACAACGTCGGGGCAAGCACCACAGCCGTTCCTCGTACCTGCACTGAAAAATAACATCAGCGAGATAATCGCAAAATTCAAGGAGGGGTACGGTGTTTGATATTGGTTTGGAATTACGGGACATTTTAAAGCAGATAGACGGTGTAAGTGTATGCTTTGCTTACCCCGATAATTTTAATAAATTGCCCGCAATAGCATATTACACGCTAACGGACAAAGGCTCAATGTCATATGACAATACGGTCGTTACGAATGATACGACTGTTCAGATTGATATTTACGCCGATTATCCGCAAACGTGTTTTGAATTGTCGGAGAGGGTATATAAATTGTTGACTGATAATGAATATTATCACGAAATGACAATGGACGTACCCAATCCCGACGACAAGAGTATAAAACATAGGACAATGAGATTTACGAAAGTAGTAGAAAGGAATGATTGATTTATGGCAACAGGAAAAGAAGTAAGAGGTAAGGTTATAACGGGTGTAGAACGCTACACATTTTTTGAAGTTGAATCGGATACGGCAGAGGGTATTACATATAAAGAGCCGTGTCACCTAAGAGGTACCGTTGAAATAGCTCCGACAGACGCAGGCGGTAGTGATGTTTTTGACGCAGACAATGGGGCGTATGATGTAGTAAGCTATGTTGAAAAGTTGGGACACGAATTGACAAACGCCGATATTCCGCCTGAAGTCGACGCAATGTGGCGCGGATTGGAATTGAAAAACGGCGTATTAAGTTTCACTGATAATGGTAAGACAGTATATTTCGGTGTAGCGTGGAAAGTAAAAATAAAAGACCCAAACAAGTCGGGATTCAGATATATCAGATATAGAAAAGGCTCATACAGTTTTGGTTCCCACGTTGGAGCAAAGACAGCTCCGTCAAGCGGTGCGCCTGAAAGACAGACGGCAAAAGCAACATTTACAGCTGTTAAGCCTGATTATAACAATGTATACTATGATGTTATTGATGAGTGCGATTTGCCGGAGGGTGTAACAGTAGAGGAACTTGAAGAAAAGTGGTTTACCGATATGAATTGGTATCCTGTGAAGAAAGAACTTTAAGACAAGGCACGCCGAAAGGCGTGCTTTTTTCGTATAGAGAGGAGCGAGTAACAATGCAAAGAGTATTAACATTTGTACACAACAAAAAGAAGTATGTATCAAAACCGTGGTGTTTCGGTGCGGCAACGTTGGTTGAAAAAGAATATATGGACGTTGCAGAGGGTGAAAAAGTAACGGCTACGTCGGTATGTGCAGATGCCGTTGACTATCTGTTTGAGGGTACAGAGGCGACACAAGATATTTTGGACACGGCTGTTTCAGCAAAAATGAGAATGTGTCGTGAAGTTATGAAGTGGTTTATGGACGATTTTACGGGAAAAAACGAGGAAAGCCTGCCGGAGCAGGCAACCGAAAAGGAAGATTAAGCGATTTATATGGGACAATGCTGAAATATCACGGTATATTGCCGAATGATTTGGCAAAACAAGACCCAAGATTATTACTTGCAGTTATAATCGAGGACGAGGAAGAAGAATATACGGGAAATGACCCGTATTTAAAAATGTTTTATGGAATGTAGTGAGGTGATTTGTAGTGGCTGACGCGGCAGAATTAGTAGTAAGAATAAGAGGTGATGCGTCCGACTTAGAGGCGACAATAAGCAGTGTTGAAAGTGAATTGTCAAAATTGGAGCAGACGCAAAGCAAAAATAATAATACAAGTACAAAAGGTCTTACGGCATATAAAAAGCAAATGCAAGACGCACAAACCACCTTGCAAACAAGCCGTACGGCATTGACGAATACAAAAAAAGCGTATGAGGATAACGTCAAGTCTGTAAATAAAAATGTTACGGCACTGAAAGCGCAGAAAACGGAATTAGATAAACAAATTTCTTTGCGTTCAAATGAGAAAAGGTTGCTGACAGAGGCGAACAAAAGTCTTGACAAAAACAGTGTTTCGTATAAAGACAATCAAAAGGCATTGAATTGGGTAAATACCGAGATTGAGGCATACACAAAGCAAAGTCAAAGTATATCCGATTCTATTCGTACGCAAGAGGCGGCATTGTCGGGAAGTAAAAAGGCATATACCGACGCACAAGCAACCGTCAAAAAAGCAACAGAGCAATACGAGGAATATGAGAAAGGCTTAAAAGCCGCTGAACGTGCAGATGAGGCGCAAAACCTACAGAATACAGGTAAGCGGTGGAAAGAAGTCGGTGAGGGTATAGATACTGTAACTAAACCGTTACAGTATGCGGCGACTGCACTTGCCGCGGGCGGTGTTGCGAGTGCCAAGTTTGCGATAGATTTTGAGAACAATTTCGCAAATGTAAAGAAAACTGTTGACGGTACACCTGAACAGATTGAAAAGATTAGGCAAGAAATTATAGATATGACGACTGTCGGAATAAACGGACATTCTGCCATTCCTGAAACAACGGCAGAATTAACCGAACTTGCGGCGGCAGGCGGTCAGTTGGGTATAAAAACTGAAAACATATCTAAATTTACTGAAACAATGGCAATGCTCGGCACTGCTACAAATCTGTACGGCGAAGAGGGTGCGGCAACACTTGCAAAGTTCGCAAACGTTACAAAAATGGACCAAGAAAATTTTGACCGTTTGGGAAGTTCAATAGTTGATTTGGGTAACAATTTCGCTACAACAGAATCGGATATAGCTAATATGTCTATGCGTTTAGCTGGTGCAGGTACACAAATCGGATTAAGTCAAGCCGACATATTAGGTATAGCAACCGCATTGTCAAGCGTTGGTATAGAGGCTGAAATGGGTGGTAGTGCGTTCAGTAAGGCTATGATTGCTATGCAAATGGCAACTACAAACGGTTATACGCAGGTTAATGACGTTATGAACAAAACAGGAATGTCATTAAGAGATTTGCAACTACTATCCGCAAACAACAGCAAAGACTTCAAGTCATTGGCTGATGGTTTAGGCTACACAAGCACCGAACTAAATTCAATGATTTCGTCAGGCGTACAATTAGAGAATTTCGCTAAAATCACAGGAAAGACAACAGAAGAATTTAAGAATTTGTTTGATTCATCTCCTGCCGAGGCGATAGACGCATTCATCAAAGGTCTACAAAATGCCGACGGTGCAGGTGAAAACGCAATCAGTATGTTGCAGGATATGGGCTTTACCGAAGTGCGTTTGCGTGATTCTTTGTTACGTTTGGCAAACAGTGAGGCAGGTATCACCGAGGCGGTAACACGTTCAAATACAGCATGGAACGAAAACATTGCATTGCAGAACGAGTTTGACGCAAAGGCTGAAACAACTGCGTCACAGTTGTCAGTTACCAAAAACAATATTGTTGAGGCGGCAAGAAGTATCGGCGAAACAATGTTGCCGTCAATAAAAGACGCAAGCACCACAGTAGCCGATTTTGCAAAAGGATTGTCGCAAATGTCAGACGAACAAAAGAAAGTTGTTGTTAATACCGGTGCTACGGTCATTGCTTTAGGTGCATTGTCAAAAGTCGGTGTCGGAGTGATTAAGGGTGCAGGCGATTTTGTTGAGGGATTAGGAGTAATCAGCGATAAATTGCCTATTATAGCAGACGCAACGTCAGCGATAAAAGTATCGACTGCGGGGTTAGGCAGTTCATTTTCTGCATTAGCGCCGATATTCGGTGCAGTATTAGCGCCTGCGGCGGTTGTTGCAGGGTATAAGGTTGTTGCCGACCACGTTACAGAGGCTATTGAAAACAACGCAAAATTGGGTCAAAGCTACAAGGATTTATATAAATCGTGGCAAGACGCCGATAGTCAAGTTTCACATCTTGAAAACTTAAAAAATGAATATGAAAAACTGAATACATCAATTAACAGCGGTACATTAAATCCAGAAGAACTTGAAAATGCTAAAAATCGCATAAATGCGATTATGCAAGAAATCAAGGAAACCACAAATGATGATACCATAAAACTGATGATTGATACAGGCGAATTTGACACTGCTCTTGCAATGGCGGTTTCAAACGCCAAAGACAGTGCGAACGAAATTAAAGACGCATTGGATTTAACATCAGGCAAAAAGGCACAAAAGGCAGTATCAGAGGGGTACGACGCACTTCAAAAAGGTAGTTCCTATGGTGCTGATTATAAAAACCAACAAGAAGAAATGCGTGGGTGGTTGCAACAAGCGACAGACTACAAAACACAGTATAAAGCAATAGTTGATGAGATGAATGCCGCATATAAAGACGGAAGTTCTGAGAGAATAAAGGCGGCGGCATTAGAAAGACAATCGTTCATAAATGGTTTAAAAGACAGTGATTTTATTAAGGCATATGAAAGGTTTACGGGAAGTACATTCAAATTCGGTGATGTAGACGAAGTAATACAAGAAATACAAAATGTATCAAATGCGTATCGTGAAATAAGTGATAACATCGAAAGCATGGACGAACGAGCCAAGAACGGCAGAGAATCACTACAAGCTATGGCAGAAGTCGCAACAACGGATGCTATGAATTTAAACGGCTTTAAGGATATGCAGGAAGTCTTTGAAAGCGGCGGTAATGCTGTAGATTTAGTATGCAAACAAATCAAATCAACTATGACTGATTTGGGGTTTGAAAATCAAGACATTGCCGCACAAATAGCGCTGTTTAAAAACGGTTTTCAAGACCTACAAGGTGCAATTAATAATAACGCATTAGACGCTGTTGTAAATGATTTTGTCAAACAAGGTAAAGAAATCGGACTAACGTCAGAGGAAATAGTCACGAAAGCCGCATTAATGAAAAACGGTTTTTCTGATATTCAACAGGCTGTAGCGTCGGGTGATGTAAGTGGTTTAGTGAAAGACCTATCAAGTTTAGGTGGCGATTTGGGACTAAGCACAGAGCAAGTTGACGCATTGGCGCACAGTTTGGGATTATTGCCTGAGGATAAACATATTGAAATTGACGCAAGCGGGGATGTGTCTGCTATCGAGAACGCAAAAAATGCTGTCGAGGAAATAAATAACGCAGGCAATGTACAATTACAAGTCAGTGCCGAGGGCGATATTTCTGTATTAGATACGGCTGATTCAAAGCTACAGGAATTAATCAATAACAACCAAGTTACCATAACATTTAATGTAGATACAGGCGGTTTTGATATTAACGATTTGAATGGTAATAAGTTGGGTGAAATCACTGCAACGGGTAAAGTTATATGGACTAACGACAGCACAGAACCCGACAACTATACGGCACCACCCAAAGAGGGCAATGTTACATTTAAGAAGAATAGTGCAGAACCTGACGGCTATCAACCCGAAGACAAATTTGCGACAGTCCATTATACTGTTTCTGTTGAGGGTTCGTCTATAGAGGGACTAAGCGATAAAAGTGCTCCTGCGGCACGTTTTGGCAGTACGGGAACGTTCGTCAAAAAGAAAGTCGCAAAAGGTACGCAGAACTTCGAGGGCGGTTTGGCAATGGTTAATGATGAAAAGGGTATATCTGACCCGCGAGAATTAATCGTTGACAAAGGACGTGCATTTATACCGCAGGGCAAGGACGTGTTGTTGCCATTGTCAAAGGGCGCAAAGGTGTACACAGCGTCACAAACCAAGGCGATAATGTCGGGTATGGGTATACCGCATTACGCAACAGGAAAAGACAATTCGGACGCGTTTACATCAGCCAAGGACGATTGGACGCATTACACCAAAACGCACGCAGTAACGACTGCACAAGAACTTGAAAAGTGGTTAGAATTTCAAGAGAAATTCAAGTCGAACGACAAGGATATTGCTGACATTGAAGAACAGATTTTCAGTCTGACACAAAAGCAGACACAAGAATTTAACAAACAATCTAAAGCATATCTTGAAAAACACAGTGCAATTAACGATTGGGGTGATAACGGCGACACACCGCTTGACGCTTTCAAACGTATAAAAGACAGAAATTATCAAGATTTACAAGACGCAAAAATCACTTGGGACGATTATGTTGACAACGTGTCGGACGCAGGCGAAACGCTTTATGACGATATGAAAAGCTACTCGGACAGTTGGCTTGAACATCAGCAGAAGTATCACAGTATGTCGATAGACGACTACATTGCAGGTATCGACAGAGAGGCGGAACGTCTTGAAGAATTTTATGCGAATGACGTTATTAATTATCAAAAATACGTCGAGGAAAAACAGACACTTGAAGAAAAACGTTATGACGCAGTGGCTCAAAAAAATGCTGACGAGTATTCGGCGTGGCAAAAAGACGCAGACGCATGGCAGGAGTTAAGAAGTACATATGATGATTGGGATAAGTATGGTGACAGCGAGGAAGATTTCCTAAAACGCAAGATTGACCGAGTAAAAGAGTTTTACAATGCGGGTAAAATCAGTTTTGAGGAATTTATTGACGACACAAACAAGTACAGCATGGAACTGTACAAGTCGCAATCAAGTGCGGTTGACGAACTGCTCCAAAAGCAACAAGACTATATTTCAAATGTCAAAGACGAATTTTCAAAGCAAGAGCAAGAACTTCGTGACAGTTGGGACGTACAGGATCGCAAAACAGATATGTCAGAGGTACAGGCACAACTTGATGTGTACGCAAATTCAGTTACTGATAAGGGGCAACAGAAGTACAAAGAGTTGCAGGAACAAATGAAACAGTTGCAACGTGATGAAGAATTGTACCAACTACAGAAAAAGAATAATGCCACTATTGAAAGTCTTGAGGCTGAATACAAGCAAATGGAGGACGGCAAGAAAAACATTCTTACAGGATTGCAAAATGCCGACATCAACATATCTGCATATGTAGCAACGATAACCGATAAGGTTTCGGCGACAGGCGGTAATATAGAAAGTTTGCTAAGTCGAATGCTTGACAAATTCGATAGTTTCAAAATTGAAAATAATTCAATGAGCGACAACAGGAAGATCATAAATAACTTCATGCAAATGACACCGGAAGAAAAACAAGATGCATTGAACAAATACGTAGGATTATAGGAGGAAAGATATGCGTAACGGTTTTGAATTTAACGGCAAAAATACAACGGATTTTAAGCGAGTGACGGTCAGAACAAAGGACCGTCCCGTATTTCCGCAGGTAAAGGAGTTTACCGCAAGTGCCGACGAAACAGACGGTGAATATGATTTTACTGACGTGTCGGGTCACGAATATTTCAATACACGAAAATTTCAGATTGATTTTAACATCGGTGCGGACAGTACCGAAGAATTAAACAAAAAGCTAACCGCTATAAGCCGTTGGTTTAAGGGCAAAGGCACGCTTATTTTTAACGATATGCCGTTTGTCAAGTGGAACGTAAGGGTAATGGACAGCGTGTCATATACACCCGAACACGACGGCAGAAAAGCCGTTTTGTCAGTGACGTATAAGGCAGAGCCTTTTTCGGAGCTTATATTTGACGCGCTGAACGGACCTTGCCTTGATACATATACGACGCTTGATACAGAAATTCCGATAGGTCAAGATGAATATTTAACATTAAACGGTAATGGCACATACAAAAACATATCGAATATCGGTGATGTACACGTCAAACCTATTATAACCGTAACAGGTGCAACAAATCCTTTCACAATAGGAAATAACGGCAAAAATATCACTGTTAAGCATACGGGCGATATTGTTATTGACTGCGAAAAAGAGATAGCTTACAGCGGAAATACAAGCCTTATGACGGATATATCGGGCGATTTCTTTGAACTTGTCCCGGGATTGGATAACACAATAACAGTAACAGGCGGTGGAGTTGTACAGATAAATTACACGCCTAAATTTTTGTACGACGTAGATTTTGACAATATGAAATGGAGTGAATAACATGGCTTTTAAATTACACGAATGGAACGAAACAGACTTCACAGGCGGTTGCCTTGCGTATCTGAATAAGGCGTACGAAGTGGCGGTGTTCGAGGGATTGCAGGAAACGCACACAGTTTCTTTTAAGTACCCTATGAAAGACGAAAAAGCGGAGCTTATAAAAGAAAATCGTATAGTATCGGTTGAAGGACAAGCATACCGCATTACACTTGTAAAGCGAGATTACAGCGGTTCAAGAATTATGACGGTGAAAGCTAACCGAATATTCTATGATGACGCACTTCACCATCACTTGCCGACAATCGGCAACGATACGGACGTGACAAAATCAACGATTGGTGTTGACCCATACGACGTTATAAAACTTGCGATAGCCGATACAAAGTTTGAGCTTATACCCGACAGTGAACTTAAGGAAATGGGTATGACGAGAATAGGCGCAGACGGCGTTAAAATCGACTTTTACCCGACCGATAAGATAAATACATATGATGTTATACAAAACGTCATAGAGGCTTACGGCAGGGGCGAAATATACTATGATAATTACCGATTTGCGGTTGTGGAGCGTATCGGTAAGGATAACGGCGTGAGAATGTCAATAAAAAAGAATATGACAAGTCTTTCAGTCGAGAGAAACACACAAGAGCTGACGACAAGACTGTATATGTACGGCAAGGACGATTTGACGATTTCATCTGTAAACGGCGGTAAGCCGTACATTGACAGTAAAGAGGGTATCGAGAAGTACGGTATTCGTGAGGCGTACCGAGATTACAGCGATTACGATGACCCCGAAAAGCTAAAGGCGTTTGGTGAGTGGGACTTAAAGGGTGAGGGTAACGAGTTCAGACTTGACCGCCCTCAACTGACAATCACGGGTGACGTGGTTGATTTGAGTAAACTTGCCGAGTACGGTGATTTTTATAAAATTGCGTTGGGTGATACAGTACACGTTTTTGAAGATAATATCGAACATAAACAGCGAATTGTATCAATGACGTATTATCCATACAGCGCAAAACAACCGTCAGTTACAATCGGTCAGCCTACATTGGCTAATGCGTATTACCACGCGTGGTATATGGGTAAGCTGATTAAAACTATTCAGAAAAATTCAGGCAGAGCGAATAAACTGAAAACAAGCTATTTTCACGGTACGGTGAACAGTACCCAAAACCCCGTTGAATCAGATAACAAAAAACTGCTGTTAGACGGTGATTTACTGTACATAGAGGACGACAAGGGCAGACGACGTATAAATCTCGGCAATATGGACGGTAAATTCGTTTTTGAGCTGTTTAATCAGCTTAAAAAGAAAACAATCGAAATGGACGAGAACGGTAATGTAACGATAACGGGTATATTTGCAACGGGTACGGACACAGAAGCAAGGACCGTTATAGACAAAAACGGTATTCAAAGTTACGATGCAGACGGCAACAGGTACGGTTTGTGGTGTAATGCACCGAGTAGCAACGATATGAGATATACTGATTTTAATTTATACTACAATAATAAGTGTATTTTTCAAATATACAACGCTATATCGGGAATTTTGTTAAGAACGTATGGATTAGACATACTTAGTTCGGGAAATGGCACGACAGTCGGCAAAAATAAGTGGAAGTTTGAACAAGGAGCAAGCGGAACATTTCAAACGGCAGACGGAAAAACTGTAACAGTTTCGGGCGGACTTATAACAGATATTTCATAAAAATATTTACAAAAATCTTCCTTTGTGGTACAATTTAGGTATTACAAAGGAGGTATTTTTTATGAAAGGGAATATGAAAAGTTTTATATGCGGTATGCTCGTTATGGGTGTTATATCGTGTGCGGGAGCATACGCGGCTGACGTATGGCAGAATATAAATGTTTTACCGAATACAATCAAAGTTGTTGTAGACGGTAAAGAAGTACAAGCCGATAATTTCCTATACAATGATACAACATACTTGCCGATAAGGGCAGTGAGTGAAGCATTAGGAAAAGACGTACAGTATGATAACCAAACAAGCACCGCCACAATATCAGAAAAGAAAGAATATGATAATATGGCAGTTACAAGTAAATACACTCCACCGACAGAGTATATAAACGACTCTGCTTTCATTACTCAAAAAGACGGTGTATACTATGCGTTGATTAATTTTGTGGCGACTAAAATTCAAGACGCAGGATATAAATTTGACTACGACTACGATACAAAAACATTTAAAGCCGTAAGCGGTGATAATGTGATTTATACGGGCAAAACAACGGTTATGGATTCAGATGAAGTTATCCCGTACGACCAATTTGTCGACGAGATACAGCCGTTGTTGAAATAAACGATTAAATCTTGCAAATAACAACAAAATATGATTTTATCAAGAAAGGCACTTGCCAAAACGGTGAGTGCTTTTTTCGTACCAAAAATGAGGTGACATAATGTACAGACGAATACCACCATAGCACGCTTACGGCGTGTTTTTTTAATGAAATCCCAATCAATTACGATTAGAAAGGACTGATAAAATGAAATTAAATTTTAATTTTGACGGTAAAACATTTTTATCGAAATGGTGGAAGATTGTTCGCGATAATTTCACGGCAATTCAAACCGACCACAACACACTGTCCGACAAATTGGACACAGAAATCACGCAACGCACCAACGCTGATGTAGGTTTGGCAGACAAAATCACAGCCGAAACCAAAGCGAGGGAAAGTGCGGATAGTTCGTTAAGCAGTCGCATAAGCAACGAAGTAACAATACGACAGGCGGCGGATAATGAACTGCAACGTAATATTGACAGTGAAATCACCGAAAGACAGACAGCAGACAGCAAAAAGGCTGACAAAACAGAGTTGTACGGCACTGATGAAACGACAAAGCATACTGTTACATATTCATTGACTGCGGCGGATATGGCTGTCAGTATCGACGCAGGACACAGTACAGGCACGGTTACAGTAGCGGGTAACACGGTTAAATCAAAAATCCTGTTAGACGGTTATTCAATACAGGCGGCGGATTTATCCGCAATGTTCGGTTGCGGAAAAGGTGAGGACGGCGACAAATATATTTGTATATATTATTCACCCGAAACAGGTACGCTGACAATGACGGTTGAAGATGTTGAAACGTCACCGGAAGAGGGAACTATCGCATTAATGACGGTAGGATATAACACCGCAACAGTAACAACAATGTACAACAGGGCGCAAACGTTTACAGGTATCAACAATTTGAACGGACTAAAAACCAATAATAAAAATTCGTTTTTAGAGGCGGTCAATGAAATTTCAACAAAACTGACAACTGAAATTTCGGACAGAGAGGGTGCAGAGCATTCACTGAATGAAAAAATCAGTACTGAAATTTCGGACCGACAGGCGGCGGACAACGAGTTGAAAGCAAAAATATCAGATATAAATACAGAACTGACAACGGATAACCTGTTTTATGATTTATCTAAATACGTCAACAGTGACAACACATTAGTCACTGACGACAGCGGTGTACAGTATTTGTCATATTCGGGTTCGTTTGAAAACGGAACGTATTTGTATCACAATTTTGTTGTTGATAATTTTCGCCGTAAACCGAAAACGGAAACCACATTAGAATTGACATTCAATGTGGCGTCACGTCATATAGCTGTGGACGGTTGCGACAGTGGCGGTTTGAATATAGGTGAAACAGACGTATTGATTACATACACTGATACAACAACAGAAACATTCGGACAGTCATATTACACAACAACTGATACCGGTGATAAAACAATCACGATAAACGGCACATCAGAAACGTATAAAACAACGAAATTTAAAATTGAAATCCCTGTAACCAAAGAAATTAAATCAATTTCATTCCGAATTGTATCGGATAACTTTTATACAAACGGTGACCCGACGGGAAATGCGTGTGAACAGAAAACATTAATACAGTCGGCCGTTTGTTATGATGATGAATGTGTGGCGGTATTGCGTGATGATATTAACACGAATACATCAAAAATTACTGCCAATACAACAAAAATCACCGAAATTGATAAAACAGTTACAGACATTTCAAAAAATCAAATATTTGTCGTGTGTGACGGCGACCACGACGAATTAAAAATACAGGCGGCGTTGTCGAGAGCCATACGAGGCACGGTAGTATATATCATGGGTGATTGTGTACTGACTAACGAAAACACACAGGACAGTGGGCTTGTTTCGGGGTTCGGTCATTATAATGCTATATTAAATGTAGGTATACGAGTTACATTAGACGGTACTTACTGTAGTTCAATTACGTTTAAAAATACCAATCCTGCCGCACGTCAAGTTATATTCTTCTTGGGTATTATGGCGAAGTTAAAAAATATAAATTTCCAAGAGGATAACACCACCTGTACTCAAACATCTGTTAATCCTATGATTTTATTTGGCAATAGTAACGCAATCGTTGATAATTGTGTATTAGGCGAAGTATATGATGTAAATCAAGATGATAGTACCGTTGGTAATATCATTATGTGCAGTGGTTCAAAATTTACAAACAATGTTATTGACGGTTGGTGCTTAAAAACAAAAACCAATATAGGTGCATGTATGAAATTTACAAAAGTTTTTGTAGATAACAATAAATTTACAAATATATGGACTACCGATAATTCAGATTCGGGATATTTAATGTCTGTATCAGCGTCGATATTTATAAACAATGTATTTGAAGATAACACCATACCACAAGGGGAAATATATTTCAGCGGTAACAACAGTCTTTGTAATCATAATATTTTCAATAGTAGTGATATCGGTAATATTACACTGGCAGGTAATACAGCCAATAATGTATTTATTTCGTTAGATTTGAACGAGTGTATAGCAGTCAAATTGAGAAGTATCTGCAATGACAATACATTCTTTGGATTAAAGGTAAAAGAAGGTGACTGCGCTTTTGATTTGGGTGTAGAAGCAACATTTGCAAACAATTATATTAAAAATCTGTCTATTATAACAACAGATAGTACAGAAGTTAAGGGATATAATATCCTTTATGCAAACAAGGCATTTTGTCGTGATAATGTGATTCTATTATCTGCGGCAACAAACATATTAGAAAATCTGTACGTTATCGAAGCTAACGCTTCGTCGGTTGTAACGGGCAATGTCACAAGTGCAAGCTCAATAGGTCAACTGGACGAAGGTTGTGTGGCTGAAGGTAATACGGTTGCATGGAGTTAAGGAGGTCGAATATGTACAAATTTTATATGAAAAACGGAACAGCGTATTTCTATGAACACGGTGTTGAAATTGACGGCACAGTGTACGGAATACATACCGACAGGGATATATTGCGTATAAAACGCAGTGTTGTAAATAACAAATTCGCCGAAACTGACGACAATTTCGATATGGACACAGAAATTGCAAAAATTCAGCATACAGACGTAACGTTGGAACAGCCGACATCAGAACAGCTGTCACAGATACAGTCAAAAACATTTGACAGTATGTCGGATATGAAACAATATGTTCAGTCTGTTATGAACGGTGAGCTGACACAGGATGAAATCAACGCAATGCTGTTACTACAGATTGCAGAGTTAAAGGCAGGTGTCAGCAATGAATAAGGCATTGATAAAAAGATATTACAAAAAGGGGCTATATACCAAGAAACAGCTTGATGTATTTGTCAAAGCAGGTTTTATTACAGAAGCTGAGAAACAGGAGATTATGGAGGGTTAATTTATGGATAAGATTTTTAATTGGACAAGTACGGTTATTGGAATTGTAGGCGGTTTTTTCGCCGCAATATTCGGTCAATGGGATAGTATTTTATGGGCGCTGTTGGTGATAATGGTGCTGGATTATCTGACAGGTATTATCAAGGCAATCTACACAAAAACAATGTCGAGTGAGATTGGTTTTAAAGGACTGCTCAAAAAGATTACTATATTAATTATAGTAGCGTTATCAAACGTCCTGCAACAGATTACAGGCGATAACGTCGCAATTCGTGAAATTGTCATTATGTTTTACATAGCAAATGAGGGTATAAGCGTGTTGGAAAATGTGGCGGTAATTTACCCGCGAATGCCACAAAAGTTGAAAGATATATTGCTACAACTGCGCGGCGAAGATGATACGGAGGAATAAGTATGGATATTCAAATCAAACAGGGTCCGCAGTGTCACCCGTCCAACTGTTATACATATAGGAATGGCGATATTAAATATATCGTCATTCATTTTACGTCAAATAACGGCGATACGGCATTGAACAACTGCAATTATTTCAGCGGTGCAAATCGTGGTGCGTCTGCACATTATTTTATCGGTGATGACGGAATATATCAATCTGTACCCGATAAATGGGCGGCGTGGGCTGTCGGTGGTACAAAAATTTACAAACACCCGTATTGTAGGAATATGAACAGTATTTCGATTGAAATGTGCAGCCGTATCGGTGCGGACGGTAAATACTATATTCGTGACGGGATTGTGGAACAGACAATTAAATTAACACGGTATTTGATGAATAAATACGGTGTGCCGGTAGAAAACGTATTACGACACTATGATGTGTGGGATAAAAAGTGTCCCGAACCGTTCGTACGTCAGCCGGAGCTATGGGATAATTTCAAAAGACGATTAACAGGAAGTGAGGAATTAACTATGGAGCAGTACAATGAATTAAAAAATCTAATAGAGAAACAGGAGGCGGCTATTTCAGCACTACAAATAGAAAACAAGGAGTTAAAAGCCGTAGTGCAAAGTACAATGGTGTATGACTATAACGATGGCAACATGCCATCGTGGGCAAGAACGGCAGTACAAGCCGCGCAAGATTACGGCGCATTGGTCGGTGACGAGCAAGGGAGATTGGGACTATCTTATAAGGACCTACGAACTATTGTGCGTGAATACCGTTGTGGCCTGTATAGTAAATAATATGAGGTAAAAGCTACAATTTATGATTATAATTGGTTGAACTCTTAAAAATGAAAATATAAAAATATTATGTATATATGGACAAGAGTTATATTTTGTGTTAAAATCATAATGTGATTCGGGGGTGAATATTATAAAAAGGAAAATAAAAAATAAAATTTGGCATGATAATAGATGTAAGAAAAAGTTGAAGTTTATCACTAAATATAACAAGAATAGACGTCGAACTTCAGAAAGATATATGTTGGAAAGAGAAATAGAATGTGACAATCAAATTATTCATGATGTTCATTCGATTACTATAAAATGCCAAGCCCCACAAAATTTCAGTATTATGGATAATACTGAGGAAACCATAGGTTTTTTTAATTATATTCTGTATCAAATGAATAGAACTAAAAGAACGAATAAAAAAGTTATTTTCTTCTTGGATTTAAGTGATATTCAAAAAATTGATACGGATGCATTGATGTATTTGATAGCATTAATGAATGATTTACATAGTAACATATTAAAAAAATACAGTTTCAAAGGTACATTTCCTGAAGACAAAAGTGTTCATCGCATTTTAACCGAATCGGGTTTTTTGGACTATGTAAAATCAAATAGAACTCACATAATACCTCGTAGCAATAAGATTCAAATTAGGCATGGAACAAAAAATACTCCTGACATTGCGAGGGAGGCATGTGAAATGGTTCAGACGATATGTAATATTGACCGTATTAAAACAATATCATTATACAATATATTAGTAGAATTAATGGACAACACAAAGAATCATGCCTATACTAAAAAAACAATGCAATCTTCTTCAGCAAATTCGTGGTATTTATTTGCTGAAGAAACTGATGATAGTATTCGTTTTGTTTTTTTAGATACTGGATTGGGCATACCATGTACTGTATATAAAAATTGGCACGAAAGACTACCGCTAGTAAAGAAAGATTCTGAGTTTATATGTTCAGCATTGAGAGGTGATTTTAGAACAGAAACTCAAAAAGATTATTAGAATATTTCGATTACTATTGGAAAACCCCTAAAGAAGATTGTACAATTTCAGGTCGAGATATGGATTTATTAAAAACATATCCGGCTAAAAGATTTGAATATTAAAATAAATTGAATATCCTTCTAAAAAATATATTAAAAACCTTATATAATTAAGAAAGAACATAGGCAAAATGCTTATGTTCTTTTTGGTTGGGTATCTTGTTGTTATCCATACAGCTATGGCAACAAGATACATAAGGTGGGTAAAAAGTTATTTATAATAGATTTTCAAGAAAATATCGCCCTTGGGAGCGGATTTTTCACGTTTATATTCAATTTTTTTTACGAAATTTTTAAGAATGGAATTTTTTTCGGCGGCTGAAAGAGAGTGGTAATTAGTGAGAAGTTCACGCAAAAGGGGAAGTCGTTCTTCGACGGAAGATGTATCCACAAGTTTAAATTTTTCACGTTCCTGTGCTATCGTGGCATTAATTTTTTTTCTTCTATCTGAAATTGCGTTATTGCGTTCAAGGAAAAGTTCTTTTGTATAGACTTCCTGTTCGAGCAAGTCATACAGACGGAGTTGTTGTTTATCAAGTTTTTTTAATTCTGTTTCCAAAGTGGCTATTGTATCAAGGCAGGAAAGTTTATCTTTATTATGCGATTGACGGATATTTTTCAAAGACAATTCAATATCTTTAAATTCCTTTGTAAGCACTTCAAATACTTTATCTTCTACAATACTCAATGCAGATGCCTTATTACAACCAAGTGTACGACAGCAAAGACGGTATTTTTCAACGGTTTCGTTAGAAGTATTGATAACTATTGCCCGACCGCAATTAGCACACTTTAAAAGCCCTGCAAACGGATTTTGCAACGTGCCTGTACGCATAGGCGGTTTGTATTTCAGATTTATAATATCTTGTGCTTTGTTGAACGTGTCCTCGTCAATTATTGGCTCATGCAGTCCGGGAACATATAACCAATCATCTTTACTCGTTTTTTCTTGCGTATTTTTGCCTTTAACAGACTTTGATTTGTTCCACACTATCTTACCTATGTAAGTATGATTTCGGAGCATACGGGCGATTGTGGTGGGGTGGAGCGGTGTATTTTTCTTGCTCAAGACACCCAAATTTGCAAGCTGACGGCTTATTGAAGTAATACCCATACTTTGATTTACGTACATATCAAATATCATACGAACATATTTTGCCTCCGGTTCATATACTTCCAACGTGTGCTTTTTATTTATTACGGCATTTCGATAACCAAACGGAGCACCCGACACAAAGCAACCGTCGTTGATTGATTTGATACGTCCGCGGTTCATTCTGCGAGTGATGAATTTAAGCTCCTTTCGAGCCATAAACATTTCAAATTCACTGTAATCTTCGTCATACTCGTTGTTGAGGTCATATATTTTTTTGAGCGTAATAATTTTTACATCGTTTTCTTTAAGAACGTCAAAGATTTTTTCACTGTCTGCGGCACTTCCGCGCCCTAAACGGTCAAGGTCAATACATAATACCGCATCATATATGTGCGAGGGAATAGCGTCAAGTAGTTTCAGCATTTCCGTTCTGTTGTATAACATTCCTCCGCTTATCACTTCTTCAAATATGTCAATGACCGTTAAATTATTGTCCTTTGCATAAGAAAGAAGAATTTCTTTGTGACGTTCAAGTGTTTCAAGCGGATTGTTTTCGTCTGCTCTTGATTTTCGTAAATACATAGCTACATTCATCGTAAATCTCCCTTTCTTGTGTTATGCAGTACACGTTTTTCTAAAAAACGGCACAAAAATAACACTCCTTTTCTCTAATTTTTATATTGAAAACAGAGTGCATTTATGATACAATATTATTGGTTTGGATATTGTGTATAAATGCACTTTATTCTTTTTCCCTCAACTGTTGGTAGCGGTTGAGGGGATTTTTTTAATAATCTGAATTTTTCAAATAGTCCATATGTCTGCGATAACGTCTTGGTACGTTAATAGGCACGTCATAACCGATTTGTTTCAGAAATTCGGTTATAGCGTCAACACCGTCATTAAAAAATTCCGTTATACGTTTTTCTTTATTAGCTATATTTTTATAATTAGGTGGGCATACAAAGGTCCAATCGGCACCCTCGTTATCAAAAATAATTCTGAAATATTCATCTATATTGTATTTGTCAAGAGCCTTTGCCAACAACAAGTGATGTTCACAACCCTCATCAAGCAATGAAACAACAGCGTGTGAGCGGTCGTGTGCAATTACTGCCATTAAAGGCTCACTGTCGTGATTGATAAACTCTGTTTTGGTTTCATCACTGCCGTAATATTTAATGATGTCCATAATAATCACTTCCTTCTTTTTGAATAGTATAAATAAAAGAATATCTCTATAGTATAAATTCAATTAGGAATATGCAGTCTATTTAAAATTTTCAATCGATTGCATGAGTCTAATATCTTCAAGCTGATTTAATGATAATGTATTTATTCCTTCTCGCTTTTGTTGCGAATTAGATAATATTCTTATACTGTCTAATGATGTACCATTTAAGTATTGTTCTATTTCATAACTTAAGGCATTTAGGCGATTTTGCATAACCACTCTCGAAACTCCAAATAGAAGAGAACAGTTTTCAGAAAAATAGTATGTACCAAAATCTTCTTGCAGTTTATTGTAATTCTCTTTTATAAGCGGTAGTAATAGTTTATAAGGAACTAAAAATTCTGCGGCTCCCTCATTAGCTTGCCATTCAGTGTAAAAATCTTGTGTTGGTTTAACTTTATCATAACACTTAAATGCTTGAACACCTGAATTATTTTGAATTGCTATATGCATAAGTTCATGTGTACCATGATAATTTATTTCTGCTTGTGTTTTATTTGCATTTACTAGAATTACATGATTTTCGCGTTGAAGGTTGTTAGATATAAATGCCATACCTCTTAAATCATTAGTTTTAAAGTTTACTTTGCCTATTGCAATATTTGACAGTTTATTTTGACATAAATCAAATATATCTAAAGGGTAAGCAGAATCATTAATGCCTATTAATCTTCTAAATCTTTCTACACGTTCGTATAAATCTTTTTTTGACAGATATAGCACTTATTCATTTTCCTTTCTTTTTGACTTTAGCTTTTTTAGCATCTCAATAGCCGTTAATATATCATCGGGGTCAATACCCTCGTCTTGCGCATTTTTTGCTAAACTAAAGTATACGCCCTCTAATTCATTGCCTGTTTCTTGGTTATCATCTAATCCCATAATAAAAGATGGAGAAACTTTAAGTGCTTTTGATAGTAGAACAATTTTATCTCTACGCATATTTGCAATGTCTCCGCTTTCCCATCTTGATATTGTCGCTTCACTTACTCCAACTTTTTTTGCTACTTCTGCCATAGTGAGATTTAATTCAATGCGTCGTTGTTTTAAATCATCTTTTAATGCCATATTAAAAACCTCCCTTTAAAGATATTATAGCACGCCACTTGCAATAATGCAAGAAAATATTCAAAAAAGTATAAAAAACTTGCGAAAAAGTATTGACAAAGAATGTTTAATGTGCTATTCTATACTTGCGGAAACGCAAGAAAGTGGGTGATATAATGGAATTTAAAAAAGAGTTATTAAAGGGTACTGTAGTGGCAAGAGGTTATTCTATGCAAGATGTAGCAGAATGGTTAGATATTAATTTATCTACTCTTTATCGAAAAATATCACGAAATGGTGATTTTTCGAGAGCAGAGATTAAAATTTTAACTAAACGATTAAATCTTGACGAACAAGAACGAGATTCAATTTTTTTTGGAATCTAACTTACGAAAACGCAAGAAAGGAAAATTAAAGTTATGGAAGAATTAAAGGTATTTGAAAATGCAGAGTTTGGCTCTGTAAGAACAACAACAGTAAACGGAGAGATTATGTTTGTCGGTAAGGATGTAGCGGAAATCCTCGAGTACCAAAACGGTAGTCGAGATATTAACCGCCATGTAGATGAAGAAGATAGACATAAGGTCATGCTTTTTGACGGTAATCAGAATAAAGAAACAATCATTATAAACGAATCGGGTTTGTACAGTCTTATCTTATCAAGCAAAATGCCGAATGCGAAGAAGTTTAAGCATTGGGTTACGGCTGATGTATTACCGGCGATACGCAAAACAGGAATGTATGCGACCGAAGAACTATTGGAAAATCCCGATTTGGCTATACAGGCGTTTACGGCATTAAAATTGGAACGAGAGAAAAATAAGAAACTAAACACTACTGTTAAAGTTCAAGAACAGCAGATTATGGAACTTCAACCAAAGGCGTCATATTATGATTTAGTTTTAAATTGCCCCGATTTATTATCTGTCACTGTAATAGCAAAGGATTACGGTAAGTCGGCAAAATGGTTAAACAATTTCTTAAAAGAACACAAGATACAGTTTAAGCAAGGCGGGATATGGCTATTGTATAAGGAATATGCTGAAAAAGGTTATACAAGTACAAAGACGCATACTGTAAACGGAAATGACGGCAAGCAACATTCTAAAGTAAATACGTATTGGACACAAAAAGGCAGATTGTTTATTTATGCATTGTTAAAGAGCGAGGGTATACTTCCGATAATGGAACAGGAGCAGATCGCTTAGTACAAAGTAATAGGACAAAAAATGAAATACATAGATTAAAGCAGGAGGTGGAGATTATGGAGGCGGAAAAGACCAAAAAGGCAAGAAAGCCGAGAAAGCAACCTAAAGTACACGTTGAAGTGGTAGGCAGTTGGAAAGACAGACCCGCTTATGAACAGTTTCAGCATTGGAAACCTCATATAGAAAATATGTATCATATGCTTGGGTATGGCAATGTAACGGTTGAGCCGTCGCAGAAGATGGTTGACGAGTACAATGATATTCAAGCAAACAAAGAAAAAGGAGCTTAATGCTCCGACGATAGGACAAGCTCACAGGATAAAGAGAGGTAAAACAAATGAATACAATAGGAATTGCACTGATAAGTTTCGGTATCGGACTAATCATAAGTTGGAAATTGGCAGAAAGGGACAGGAAGAATGCTAAAAAGAAAACCAAAAACAGAGAATGAGAAAACGGAAGAATATTTTCACAGAGAAGTATTTCCGATGATTAACGCATTTGCCAAAGAGAGCAAGGAACACCCTAAGCAAAATATTATAGTGAAAGGAATATTTTCAAATGAACAAATATGTAGTAATGACGGGAAGAGATGATGTTGTGGTTTTAAATGCCGATGACAACAAGTCGATTAAGGCGTACATATCAAAAGGATACGGCATAACAAACCGCATTAAAGCAAAGCACCCGCTTGAAGTGAGTGTTGCGAAGATTATCAGCGGAGATAACTAAAAGCTATGACGAAATACGAATTTGACGATTTGGCGTGCATAGACGATGACTTTGCTTGTCGTGATGACGACTTCGCCTGTATTGATGATGATTGGGCGTGCATAGATGATGATGACGCAGTATGCGACGATGAACGCGACGGACTTACGGAAGAAGAAGCCAATGCATACGAAAAGGAAAAAGCGTGGTATGACCTATTCAAAGAGGTATTGCAGTATCCGTACAGTTACGGATTATCTTGGGGAATAGTTTTAGCATACAGACAACCTATAAAATATCAGAATTAGGAGGTGAGAAGAGTGGCAGATGAGAAAACGGCGGAAATACTGAAATTGTATAGCGATTTAACACCGAATGAAAAGCATTTGGTAGGTGTTTTCGTAAATGCGATGGTACTTAGTCGCAATAAAAATGACCGTCAGAGCGGCAACTCAATAACGGTCAAATAAAAGCACATAGATTATTAATCTATACAAACATTATATCACAGAAAGGAATAAAAATCAATGCAAATTGTAATTAAGCTTGAACAGAGAGATTTTGAGGGTAACAAGGAAGTATTCGACCGAATGTACGGATTATGTTCGGTACTCAACAAAAAGACGGGACCTGTGGAGATGACAAAGGCGGAAGTTGAGAAATCGGCGAACGTTGTAAGAGAGGAACAGACGTCAGACGATACGCCGGCAGAGGATAATACCGCCGAAGTACTGGCAGACAATACTCCGACAGAGGATAAAAACGCAGAAGTAACAACAACCGAATACACAATAGAAGAAGTACGCAAGGCATTCGGTGAATATGCGAAGTCGCAGGGCAGAGATAAGGCCAAGGGACTGCTTCAAGAAATGGGTTACGACAAAGTAACGGAAATACCGCCTGAGCGATACACAGAGGCGATGACAAGAATAGGAGATGTGAAGTAATGCCGGAAGAACACGCAAAACTTTCAGCGTCGGGGTCAAAGAAGTGGATAAACTGCCCTGCGTCAATCGCAATGGAAAGCAAATTCCCCGACGAAAGCAGTGAATATGCAAAAGAGGGGACTACCGCACATTCATTGGGTGAGGCAAAGCTGAAATTAGCTTTAAACCACATAACACGCGTGCAGTATCATAAAATGATACGTTCGCTTGATATAACCGAAGATATGGAAGAATACACGGACAGTTATCGTGATTTTGTATTAGAGCGGTACAATGCAGTGAAAAATCAATGCAAGGACGCACAGATTCATCTTGAACGCCGTTTAGATTTTTCGGAATGGGTACCCGACGGATTCGGTACAGGCGACACCGTTATTATCGGCGGCGGAATAATCGAAATAATAGACCTTAAATACGGACAGGGCGTAAAGGTATCGGCAGACAAGAACAGTCAGCTTAGAATATATGGCTTAGGAGCATTGAGCGAATACGACTACCTATACGACATACATAAGGTCAATTTAACGATATTCCAACCACGACTTGATAACATTGATACGGAAACGCTTACACGCGACGAACTCATTAAGTGGGGCGAAGATTTAAAGCCTAAAGCCGTACTTGCGAACAGCGGTGACGGTGACTGTATAGCAGGACGTCACTGTGATGACGGGTTTTGCAAAGCAAGAGCCGTATGCCGCGCGTATGCGGAGGAGAAAAACAGGCTTGCGGCAATGGTTTTCAAACCGCCTTTGG